ACCATCTCTAATGGTGACCAGTGTTTGTGCTTCATTAAATACTTAACAAGTTTTTCACTGGTTTCTTTGTTGTTTTGATTGTCTGGATTGCTTACTCTGGCACAATAGGCCACTAAATCTAAAGCATCCATTTCATCTTTTCTGTGATTAAATACAAAGCCATCTGGTCTGCCTTTATCAGAAAAATCTGGGAGTTCCTGTTGGCTATAACTTATTAATCTTACTTTCATATTATTTTCCCAATAAATTTCTCAGGATTTTTCCATATTTCCATATCATAACTATAATACTTTTCCACAATTTTGTCAAGAGTATCTTTGTTATGTGTTATTAACTTGGTTAAAGGTTCTTTAAAATGTTTACTAATTTGTGTTCTATTTTTGTTTAACATAAATTCCTGCATTTTACTTCTTTGATGAAATACATAATTTTTTCTAAAATATTTTAAATTTCTTACTTGAGTATTAATATCCTCAAATTTTAAAATGTGTGTGAATACTATATCATTAATGAAAAATACTTGAGGTTCTAGATGTTCATCAAAAGATCTAGGGCTCTGCATTAATTCATCTAATAATTCTTCAAAAGTATCCTGTCTTTTGTAACGTGCCTTGTATTCTCCTATACCACTAATAATTCTGGTGAGGGGATTCCTGACTACACAAAAAACTTCATCTGCTGATTGATTTTCATATAATTTCTTTTCCATTCCCATACTTGTACAAATATATCTAAAATTCATATTAGCATTTTTAGGAATACTTACCCACATACACCTTTTGTTATGCCAAACATGCCTTTCAGGCAAAATTTTATCTGTTATTTGATATCTTCTTTTGCTCATTGTTTAACCGGTGCTCTAAAGGTACAAATAATTAAATAATTATCTATCTGTGAATCATTATAATAAAATCCGTGGGGTACATGACTAGGCCAAAAAACACATTTATTTTCCTGTGGTTTGAGAGCAAAGTCCCTATCCACACAATCAGGGCCTACAAAATGTCTAGGTCCCATATCTTTAAAATATATGCCACTGCCTTTATTAGAAGTTTGTAACCATATACAACCTGAATACCATCTTCTGTTATGTGCTGTAAGTGGTAGCATGTGACCAGGTTTTATACAAATTAATTGAGGCTCTATAATATCAATTTGTAATTTTCTTGTATCATACACCTTGCCAATATTTTTACTAAATATTTGTCCTAATAATAGGCATAAAGATTTTAATGATTTTTCCTGAAGGCCTCGTTTATTATTCGTTACCCATCCAAAAGGTGTTTCTTCTGCTAGACCACTGTTTTCAATAGATTTGATTTCTTCACGTATAGATTTTTTTATTTCAGAAATTAATTCTGCTTTGTCTTCTAAAACAATATTAGGAAAAATATTATATTTTTTTAACATTATATACCCGCCGCCAAACATGCCTTCTTAACATCAGAAACTTCTTCTTTGTTATTAGCAAAAAGTTTCATCCAAAAAGTTGCATCTATAATATGCTCTATCATTTTAACCTGTTCATCACTAAATCTTTCTAAAAGTTTATCACCTGTATCACATAAATATAACATCCAGGGACTTACTTTAGCACTACGCAAATCATGAACTGCTCTGGGTGTTGAAACTTTTAAAAAATAATCTTGCCAATCACTGGAATTTTCTGTACTCCATTCTGACAAATAAATTATAGTTCTTTCCAATGCTTTCATACCTGGTTCTTTCTTAACGTAACTCAGTAAATATTCATCATAAAGTTTATCTTTACTCCAATCTGCTAATTTTTTGCCATTTTTAATTAGCCATTCTGCAAATTTTTCTGGATGTAAATATTCGTTAGTTAAACAACTTCTACCAAATTTCACAAAACCTTCATAGTATTGACTTTTTATAAAATCTTCATTTGTCTTTGGTTTACTTGCTGTAGTATTTAGTTCATAAAACATTTGGAATACTCTGTAGGCCAATCTGGTATGAGTTAAATCTTTATCAGCCCAACGTCTTTTCTTTATACACATATGAGCACTTAGAGTTCTTTCACTCATAAATGTTTTTTCACACCACTTGCAGGTGTTACTTTCCAAAGATGTCTTTGATTGTGTTGTCATCGTATCCGTGATTCTCTGCTAAATGTTTTAATTCTTCTTGTGTGTTTAAGTTTATAAACTCGTTTATATCCTCTGCCTTCATATGAGGGAAAAGTTCATATACAAAATCAAATACTTTATTTTTCTTTTTTCTTGCATTAGGTGGTTTAAGATACGGGTGAAATTGTACCTTACCAACGCCACAGGCGCTCAGCAAGAGCCATTGTAGTTCAGGGTGTTTACTTACTTCCATAAACTGATAATTAACCAGCTCATTAGTCATAAAAATATAATTTGCGGCATCTCTCCCCTGTACACTACTACAATACCTCATCATCATCCAGGCACTAAAGGCCTTTTTTTGCTCTGGAGTTAAACGATCATAGAAACCTCTATCTTTTTTATCAATAGCCGCCATTATGTCTTTAAGGGGTATTTGAGGTTTCTTAGGCATTATTCTCCTTCATATTCAATCAGTGCGGCCGCACTATAACCTTGCTCTATAATTTTAGCAAATCCACCTAAGTCTGTCAAGTCTATAACAGCCAATATTAGTATATTATCTCTGGGTACATCAAAACATTCATGAACTAGATCTGCACATGCTATGGCAGTACCACCTGTTGCAATTAAATCGTCCACTATAACTACTTTATCTGAAGATTTAATTTTTGTGTTTTTTTGTATTTCCAAACTTGTACTGCCATATTCTAAATCAAAATCTCTTTTGTGCGTTTCATTTGGTAGTTTTCCAGGCTTACGAGCCATAACAAAGGGAATATTGAGGTTATTGGCTATTGGTGCTCCAAATACAAATCCCCTACTTTCTATACCCACAATACAATCTGCACTTAAACAGAGATCTTGCATTTCTTTTAATGTAAAATCAAATGCCTTAGGGTCTTCTATAAGACTTGTTATATCTCTGAATTGTATTCCTGGTATAGGAAAATCTGGTACTGTTCTTATGCTATCTTTTAAGTTCATCTCTCATCCTCATATTTAAAATACCTTCCCAGGTACTATATTCCGTTCTATTAAAAGCATCTGGTGGAAACTGTGGTGGTGTCCATTTAACTGTTCTTGATCTTTTGTATATTGTTCTAAGCCACACTTTTTCACCATCTAAACATTTAACAGGCTTCCAAGCAAACCATTTTTGCCATTCTGAATAATGTGCATCAGTAGGCCCTTTATCTTTTAAATGTGGATATCTTGTATAAACAGGATGTGACATAGGCCCTGTTTTAGTACTTGTTATTGTAACAGGGGTTTTAAAATCTTTAGGATTTATATTGTAACTTTTCTTTTTTTCTGCCATAATATTTTTTGATTATATCCTGTTGTTTCCAACGCCTGTAGTTATTCTCTCCGTTTTCACCTCCCCAACTTGTATTAAGTTTGAGATGTTTGGGAGTTTGTTTTATCAACTTCTTTTCCCAATCCAATGCTTCTTCCATTGTTGGGAAATGTTGTACTACTCTGGCATCACAATCATATTCAGCATTTCGCATTTTTTTGTATAAAATACTTTTACCTTTTTGACTTGATTCTATATGCTCAGCCATTCGCATTTTAAATGGCTTTGCTGTGTAACCATAATATACAAAACCGTCTTTGAATTTTATTTCATAGACGCTGTACATTAAAATAGATCAACTTTTTCCCAGGGCAAATCATCTTTACCAAAATGCCCATAGTTGGTTGTTTTAGTTAAATCTAAATTAAACAAATCAAATTTATCAATTATACCTTTAGGTGTTAAGTCCACATTGTCTTTAAAAAAGTCTGAAAACTCTTTTCTTACTTTGCCATCAGCATAAACATATATACTTGTTGGTTCTTTTACACCAATAGCATAACTCAATTGTACAGTGGCATTTTGTGCCTTACCACTTGCCACAATGTTTTTAGCCAAATATCTAGCCATATAAGCCGCACTTCTATCCACTTTAGTACAGTCTTTTCCACTAAAAGCACCGCCACCGTGTGGAGCATATCCGCCATAAGTATCAACAATAATCTTTCTGCCTGTTAGACCAGTGTCACCATCTGGTCCACCAATTACAAATCTTCCAGTTGGATTGATTAAAAATTTAGTATGTTCTAAATTTATTTCTTTTAGTTCGTCTCTGATAATCTCTTCCACAGACTCTCTAACAAGTTCTATAGTCATTTCTTCAGCATGTTGCGTACTACAAACAATCTTTTCTATACCAAGAGGTTTGTTAATACTTTCGTAATTCATTGTGACTTGACTTTTACTATCTGGTTGTAACCAATGACTGGAATCGTATAATCTTTCTGCTTGTAGTCTTTTTAGAATCCTGTGGCTGTAATATATCGCACTGGGCATATAATTAGGTGTCTCATCACAGGCATATCCAAACATTAGGCCCTGATCACCTGCACCAAAATTATCTGTTCCTAGTGCAATATCAGGTGATTGTCCATGAAGTTCGTTATATATTTTGAGTTTATCCCAATGAAAACCTTCTTGTTCATAACCAATATCTCTTACTATTGCTCTCACAAGTTTTTCTATATAGACTTTATCAAACTTATCGCTTTTGTATTCTCCTGCAAGTGTTACCATATTAGTAGTAACTAGGGTTTCCACAGCCGCTCTGTGATTAATATTTTTATCTATAATGTAATTTGCAACTGCATCTGAGATTAAATCAGCAATTTTATCTGGATGTCCATTACTTACACTTTCACTGGTAAATTGATAACTCATTATAACTTTCCTTCCTTTTTCATTTGTTCACGTATTTTAGTTGCACTAATTTCATGTGTAGCATCATCAAATGTTTCCTGTTCTATTTTATATCCAACATCTCTTCCATAGGTAATGTTCATGATATTTGGTACAGGATAACACCTAAATTTACCGGCATACTCAGCCAACTCTTGTTCTATGTTTTCACATATATCTTCTGGTGTCCAGGGATTACTATCACTTACAGGCATGTCTCTGACTAGTATTGCCACTTGGCCATGTTTTGCCAATGCTCTTTCAAACAATGCCTTATGGCCTGGATGGAACGGTTGGAATCTACCCAGCATCTGTGTGGTAGGTTCTTTAGGTTGAAACAAAGGATCTTTAATATCCACTGCAATTAACCTTGCCCATTTTTCAACTGCTTCATCAGTCCACCAATCGTCTGCTGTAATTTCTACATCAACTTTAACACTGTCATCTGGTTTTTCAAAAACTTTGTTTGTGTCTTCAAATCTACCTTCATCAATAGTATTCATCCAAATAACATAATCAGGCTCAAATGTTTTTCTGAGTTCGTTTGTTGGACATACAAAATCAGCAATAGCATATTTGCCTTTACCCACAGTTTTAACACAATAATCCTGCATACGTTTCATTTGTCTTGCTCTGCCTTCTGGTGAAAAATCCCAGTCATCAAACAATTCTCTGATTGCATCTGCGTTGTGCCAATCTGCATCTCCCAGTATTTCAACTAGGCGTTTTGCTAGAGTAGTTTTACCTGCACCCGGTAGGCCACAGAGTAAAATCCTTTTATTCATATAATCTCCGATAAATTTATCCGTTTTCACGTTCATATTCTACATTGTCGTCAAAGTCATCCCAATACATAGGATCTAGGTTGTCTTCGCTATAGTTGTCTTGACTGTCATGCCACTTAGTATTTAACCAACCTACACTTGCATAGTAGCCTTTACCGGTACTGTCGCAATAATCATAGTTTTCATCTAGTTCAACTTTGTCATAATAAACTCTGTCAATAAATTCACCAACATTAGTTTCCACTGAACCGTATCCTAGTTTGTATTGATCAAAGTCTTCACCGTCTGTTTCCACAAACCAAGTTGCAAAAGTACCTTTTTCACCACTGTGAAAAAGTAAAACAGGCACATATTTATTACCTTCTTCGTCTTCTTGATTCACTTCTACACCAGGGTGTTCGTCGCCAAACAATGCACCTTCTCTACTGTAAACACAGATACCTTCAAATTCTCCTACTTCTTTATCGTAGTCATAATCTTCTGAACCATCTGCTGGAACTTCGTAAACAAAGAATCCACCATCAGTGTATGAACTGTTAATATGTTCAAATTCATCATTCTCCCACATGTTAAAGTAACAGTCTTCGTCAGTACTAGGAGTTGGAGGACCATCTGGATCTAGTAATTCATCACCAGTGTCTTCCTGTTCTTCATAGTTTGACCAATCATCAGCATTTTGTACTGCATCAATTATTTCTTCTTCATCACCACCTGCATAATAATCTGCAAATGCTGGGTTTACTGAGCCAAGAACAGCCTCACCGCCATATCTTCCGCCCTCTATTCTAAATCTTCTTTTTGCCATTATAACCTCCTATAGTAAATCAGCAATCTGAATATCTTTTATTTTCTTATGCTCTTTAACAAAAAGAGCACACTTAGGTTCTGGACCATCTTCTAATGGTACAACCAACATGTGACCGTTTTTAAGTTTAGGGAAATACCATTTTACATCTTGGTACACGTTGGTAATCTGTATTTCTTCTGATCTTGGCATCCAACTATGCATTGGATTAAGAACAGGAGATAAAAATCCTCTGTTATTCAAACTTGCGAGTGGAACAATTTCCAAATCTGCAAATTCTTCATCACAGGTTAATATACTCCAATCCATAGGCATTTGTAATTTATATTCGCCTATTTCCAAACATATTGCTGGAGCATGAAAACTTTCTAAAAATATTAAAGGCAACCAATAATAATCCTGAAACTCATCATCTCCCCCATCAAAAACACAATATCTGATGTCTTCTATTTCATCTGGTACACAATCTATATCATATGTTTTGTTATCTATCGTTAAAATTTTCATTTATACTCCACCTTAGTTACTGTATGTCTAAAATTCTGCTCTCTGTAAAAAGTTTTTCTTTTGGTTAAATGCCTTTTACTGTATTTTAAGTTGCTGGTTATATCAACAACATTTACATAATCCTTGTCCTGTGCCTTACGAATACCTCTTCCAATACTCTGTATAACACGAACAAAACTTTTGCCTGGTTCTATCATTATTAGGTTAAATATTCTGGGAATATTAATACCCACTGCCGCAACTCCATAGGTTGCTACAATTACTTTATTATCCATTTCACTAATTTCTGCGTAATTGTCCTGCCTGTCCTGTGTTTTCATTGACCCTCTCACAAAGGCCCAATCAGGATTTCTTTCTGCTAACATTTCACCTGTTTTAATTCTGTCTATTAGAACAAGTGTGTTTCCGTTTTCAGCAAAACCATTTATAATTTGACTAATGTGATCTATTCTTTTAGGGTCTGTTACAAGCCATTTTAGTTCTTGGGCATAACTACTAAACCCTAGCATTCCGTCTTGTAACTGTAAAACATTGATATCCAAGTCTGCTAGTACACCTAAATCCTGTAATTCTTTACTGCTTAATTGTCCTATAACAGGCCCAAGGGAACAAACACAGCCTATTGCTTCGTGTTCGTCTTTGGGTATTGTTCCTGTAAGTCCCCATCTTATAGGCACATTTCTAAAAGGTCCACTTAGTAAATTTTTTAATACATCAGCCTTTGCTTTGTGTACTTCATCAACCATTACACAAACAACATTATTTAAGAATTCATCTATAGGGAAGTCTGCTTCATAGTTTTTACTTTTCTTTTCCAGCACACTTAAACTTTGCCAAGTACAAATTGTGTGTGTTTTATCGTATTCTTTTCTGTCACCATATAGTACACCAACATCTAATCCCAAGTTTATGTAATCTTTTTCTGTCTGTACTACTAGGTCTTTGTTTGGCACAATAACAATAGTCCTACCATATGATTGGCACTTGTGACTCAGTATGGCAGTTACCAATGTTTTACCTGCACCAGTGGCAATTTCCTGCAAACATTGTGGATTGTCTAAAAATCTGTTTACTACATCGACCTGATAATCTCTAAGTTCTATTGGCTGTCCTTCTACTGTGTGTCCTTTAGGCCATACTACAT